GAGTAGGTTTTACTCCCGGTGCCGGTGATGGTGATGACATCCAGAACATAGCTGGCCGCCATGACATTGATGGCCTCAAATCTGGTGCCTGCAATAAACATCTGCATTATAAGCGTTGCCCCATAACAGCTGCCGGTCGGTTTTGCGCATCGTAGGAGATGATGCGGTTATTCGTTATCTGCATCCTTCCCTGGCCCGATACCGCGCCGTTGACCTCAAACGTCCCGTCCGCCTTCATGATGGTTCCCGTCTGCCCGGGCACATAATTGGCGGAATAAAATGAGCCCACCCGTGCGAGGGTGATTGACGCGTAATTGATAAAGGCTTCGTTGATGAATGTCTGCCCGTTCTGCACAACGAACGGCAGGCTCACCGTCCCGCCTGCCTGTGTCATCACAGCAAAACGATCCGCCAGAAAGAGCACCTGCGACTGCATGCCAGAAGGAGAGTTCTGTACACCGATACCCATGCCCGCAGCATACTGACGGCCATTGGCATCGACGCCCACCTTGATGCTGTACATCGCATTCAGGTTATTGTTGATGTCGGCCGAAACCTGAGCATTCTGGACTATCGCCGCCTGCTGACCGTTTACCGTCACTGAAAGGGAGTTGATTCTGGTCGCGGAGACCTGCGAAAAATCCGCCATCGTTTTGGAAAAGTCAGTGGCATTTGCCGTGCCGCCGCCCGCGCTGGCATCCAGCGTCCTGAGCGACTCGGCAACGGCCTGGCTGGCGTCCGCCATCACAGTATCAACGCGCTGAATACTGGCGGCGTTAGCGCCGTACTGCACGCTCATTCGGTTGGACTGACTGACCTGCGCCAGCGTAGTGGTGATCAGCGCAATGGAGTTGCTCTGTATTCCCCCTCTGATATCGCTGCCATCTATGCCTGCGATCTCTGCCGATATCTCCTCAAAGCGCGAGGCGGTGGAGGAGTCCAGATCCGTTACGGTCTGTGTCAGCACGGTGACATTTGCCGCGTTTTTCTCCGTCTTCGCGGTCAGCTCGTCTACCGCTGAAGCGCGGGCCTCGCTCTCGTTTGACAGCGCCTGGCGCACTTCGGTGATGCCGGCGGCGTTCTGGTCCGTCTTCGCCTCCAGGCGGATCACATCGGTAACGCGCGCCCCGGTCTCGGTGGCGATCACCTCCCGCAGCTGCTCGAATTTCGCGGAGTTAGCGCCCTGCTGGGCTGACTGGCGCACCACCACGTCGGCGATCGCCAGAGCATTGCCGATGATAGCTTCTGCCGTCTGGCGGTTTGCGCCTGCCGCCGCAGCCAGGCCGTCGGCGTTCTGTTTGACTGCCTCAGCCAGATCAGCGACCGCCTGGCTGCCCTCCACGGCGTTCTCGATGAGGTCTTTAAACAGGTCGGTACCCTTGATCTGCTCGAGCACGGCCTCTGTAATATCGGTCACATCGGAGCTGGACTGACCGCGGATCCAGTCTGTGTAACCGGATTCGTTACCGGTCCGGTCCACCAGCTGCGCGCGGTACCAGAAAATCTGCCCGGCCTTGAGCCCCATCTGCTGATACTTACGCAGCGGGTAAGGCACGTCGGCCAGCAGCATGGCATCGTCGTCGGTTCCGGTCAGGCTGTACTGGATCTCCGTTTTCAGCGTGTCGTCCGTGTTTGCCGGGAAGCCCCAGTTCAGCTCGATACCAAACACAACAGTTTCCGAGGCGGTGAAGCCTACCGGTTTCGGCGGATTACCCACTTTCCCGGTGAGCGTGACCTCAGCTGATGTCGCCCATATGGACGAGACATCGCTGGCGTTTACTGCCCGCACCCGCACCAGATAACGCCCGGCGTAGATACCCGGCACCTCAAACCCCAGTGAGGACGTGCGGGGTACACTCACCCAGTTGCCGCTGTCGCGGCGCCACTCGGCTTCGTAGGCGATTGCCCCTTTAACAGAATCCCAGGCCACACGCATGGTGGTGATGGCAATGTTCTGGCTGACCGTCGAATAGCTGTCGATGACGATATTTTCCGGCGGTGCCTGCACGCCGGGCGGAATGACACTGACCGGCCTTTCATCGAGCCGGGCGCCAGTATCGACTGCGGCGTAAATATCCGGGCTGTACGTCGCGCCGGTCACCTCGAAAGTGCCGTCATCGTTGTCACGGGTGCCGGTAACGCGAAAGAGTGCGATAAACAGATCGTCCGCATCCACGCCCCAGCAGCACTCCGCTTCAGGCGCTTCACTGTAGGCCGTGGTGACGGTGACGATATTCCCGTTAACCGCCTGCACGGTCCGGGCCTGCGCCGCACCTGACGGCAGATTGAGGAAGAGACGGTTGCCGGCTTTGACATCTGCGGCACGGTCAAGCGTGATATTACGACCGCTGACCGCGCTTACCCTGCCGCCAATCACCCTGCCGGCCAGCTCGTTCGCGGCCACGCCGATCACCTCACCGACAGGGGGAACATCCATACCCGTGCTGAAGGTCACCACCTCACCGATGCCGTTGGTGAGCAGCGCCCAGCGCCCGCGCCGGTTAGCCTCTGACTGCCGGGTGCAGCCTATGGCCGTCATTTCGAGCTGGCTGTAATCGAAGCGCATCGCCAGATCGTTGTCATAAACGACTTCGGGTGTGTCTTTGTAGTGATTCGCCGGATCGGACCAGTTGACCAGCGCGGCAGTGTTGCGCGTGGTTTCGCTCGGATCGGCAAAGGTAAACTTACCGTCGACCACACTGGCGTGGTTATAGATGTGCCAGAGATCGCGGGGCATATCGGCCAGCACATAAAGCTTGTTGTCACCCCAGTAAGTCATGCCGCGGAAGATGCCCGCCAGGTCGCGCAGCACCGTCCAGGCGTCATTGCGCTCCTGAATGTAGACGTTGCAGCGAAAGCGCGGCTCCGTGCCGCTGCCACCTTTGCCATCCGGTACCGGCTGATCGCAGTACTGCGCGATGCGGTACAGCTCCCATTTATCAATCTGGGTCGCATCAATCCTCTGACCAAGCCCGAAGCGCTCATTCAGCACGATGTCGTAATAAATCCACGCCGGGTTATCGGTCCATGCCCATTTAAACCCGCCTTCCCAGGTGCCGGAATAGGAGCGCGTTTCCGGATCGTAGGTATCAGGCACGCGAATAATGCGCCCCTTCGGATTGCACACCACCTGCGGGATGCCGTTCGGGAACTGTTTCGCGTCAAATTCTACGTAGAGCAGCGCCGTGTTGGGATAACGCAGCTTCGCATCGATAATTTCGGTGACCGCCTCGACGCGCATGCTGTCCACAATGTTCACCGTCGTTGAATCCGGCGTTATCCGGCGCACGCGCAGCTGCCAGCCGGTTGTGGCTTTTGGCAGGTCGATACGGTGACTGCGCTCATAAAGGGTGGTGGTCTTGTCATCGACAGCACCCTTAACCACGGGCGTGTATGCACCACCGTCGACCGACAGCTCGATCGCATACTCAACGCGCGTACCCACCTTATCGCCGTTATCTTTCTGGTTCAGCAGCGAGGGCCAGCCCAGGCGGATGCGCAGGGCGGAAAGCTGGGTATTGGAGACAGAGCGCACATACGGCACGGCAGCTTTGAGTTCGTAGGCGACCTGCAGCTCATTCTCAACGCCCGGAAAGCCCTGAATATAGCTCTGGTCCTGAGTGCCGGAGCGGAACTCATATTTGACGTTGTTGAAGTTGTAACTGCCGTCGGCATTCTGCAGCGGGGTATACGATGACGCATCACCAAGATAAATGCTGCGCCCGTCCAGGCCGCCGGCGAATTCACCTTCGCCGAGCGCGACGAGGATCTTCGCCCTGGCTATCGACTGAATACTGTCCGGGGCTTCCACCGGGGTGCGGGTCTTGGTTCCACCGCCCTTGCGCCCTTTAATCGCTGTGTTCGTCATATCGCGCCCATAAAAAAACCGCCCGCAGGCGGCCTGAAGTAATTACGTACCAGCTTACTGCTGATCTTCCGCGTAAATGCCGGCTGAAATGATGGCACCCCCGATCTCCCGCTGGCCGTAGAGCAGAGGGACGGGGTTGCCGCTGGCGGTGGTATTGACCGGGCCGCCGAACGCATAGCTTGGCTTGTTGTCCGGATCCTGACGCATCCTCATCCCCGCCACCTGCGGCGACAGCAGCTGCACCACGCCACCCAGCGCCATCGATGCGCCAACCAGTGCAACATTCAGCGCGACCCCTTTACCAATAAGCCCTGCCCCGGCAGGGCCAAGGGCGATACCCCCGGCAATCAGGGCAGCCCCGAGCACCGCCTGGAAGATGCCGGCACGCTTGCTGCCGCGGATCACCGGAATAATGCGCAGCTCATCGCCGGGGCCGAGAAGCGAAAACTCTTCCTGACCGATGTTGCGGCGATCGCGGAAGATGACGAAATCTAGCCCCCTGGCACGCGCCTCGCGGAGATAATCCTCAAAGCCGTCCACCGTGCTGGACAACGCCCTGAAAACCTCGCTGGCAGAGGACAGCGCCCGGCGGTGCGTGCGCCCGAAACGCTGCGCCATTGACCCGCTCAGCTTGATAACGGTTCGTTTCTCCATTACATCAGATCCTTGTACCGTAAAACTTTGATGGTCCGGTCACGGTAATAGCCGCCATACGGGATGCGCTGGC